AATTCACGGGCTACTGTCAGACGACAAAGAGAATGTTGGAAGAGTAGCACTTGAATTTAAACCACAAAAATGAGTAAAAAATCACTTAGTTACAGGGTCTATACCCGCAAGGGCCAATTTCACCATTGTTACAGCGCAGCCTTGGAAGGGGCATTGGGTTGGGCAATTGATTGTGCCAAAGTAGTCGGAGGCTCCGTTAGGGAGGTTAGCGACGAGGGAATAGAAATAGAGGTATTCACCTGTTCCAAAGAACCATGTTCTCCCTAATTAAATCTCTTATAAAATCTTTAGAATTATTCTTAAACCTTAAAAACAAAAGGTTTTACTATGACCTTTATCGAGAACAAAGATATAGAGAAGATGAAATTCTCCAAGAAATTGAAAAGCTTAGGGATAGTGGGGTCAGTAATGACTCTGATCGCGCTGACCTCTTGCGGAAACGGCTCACCACCGAGCGTGAGCAATTTGAACATATATCAGCCTTCTACTCTAAGACTCAAGAAAAATAGTTCGATCCAGACAAAGGATGGGGTTTACACCCCCCAAACCGATGAGGTGTGGCACTCCGATGCGCGGTATCGAAAACTAGAGAGAGAAATATATTACTTACCAAAACACACAAAATGAGCCTCGACCAAATCGTTGTGCCCTCCCAAGAAGAGGTAAGGGCAGAGATAATTAAAGCAAAAGAAACCCTTGAAAAATATGGCATCGAGTTGCCAGACGCACCAATTGATTGGGCCTCTTATTTTGAGGGTGTTCAGAAGAAGCTAAATAAATCAGGGAGCGGTCAACATTCAGGGACTATTATTCTTACTGATTGGTATCCTCTGAATAGAACCCTCTTTTTGGATAGCCATGTAGAACTAAAGGGAGCGTTCCGAGCCAAGCATCATATTGGAAGCTCTTGTGGGTTTCGTGCCGAAGAGGGATTTGAAGGTGAATGGGTTCTTAGTTGGAAACAACCAAAGAAAACTGCATTTTACAGCAATTTCGGCGCAGGAATTCGAAATTTACACATTCAATCGCGGGAGGGGATCAACGGAGTTTATTTTCGTGGTGCTCAACAATCTGCGGGAGTAGATAATTTACTAGTGCGCGGGTTTGGTGAAAATGCTGTAGGAGTTAAACTGGGGGGAGATACTTATTCTGTTAGAGATGTATTTAGTGATGCTGTCACAGGAGGGAAGAACTCTAAAGCCAGAAAGGGTGCTGTTGCTTTTCAGCTTGGCTCAAACAGGGTTTACTCTCTCAGGTTGGAGAACCTCACATCCCACAACTGTGAGACTGGTCTTACTTGGGCAGATGCTCACCAGATCACCATTGAGAATTATGAAACTGAGCTAACTACCGTCCCATTAGTATGCACATATGATGCGCGTGGTATTAATATTAGAAACGCTTGCTTCCGTCACACTAAAAACCTTCTCCAGCTAAATAAAATACGTTGGCCTCGCGATTGCAGAATAAAAATAGACGGCATGATGGCAGATAACTCACCTGGGGAAATAGCCCTTCCCAATGGTAGCAACGTAACTGTCCCTAGAAACTTTGACATTGTGATTGAGGGTGACTCCTCTGGCGTTCAGGTTACAGATCTCAAGAATATGCGTAAATATTATCGTGATTCTGAAAATAACCATTGACAAAATTTTTCTACTAACTATTATACACAAATATGAAGACACTATTGTTTAGTCTCGCAAGCATGTTGGGCGTTACCATTGGTAACGCAGGTATCACCGTCACTGATCTTTTGGGGGACTTTTCTTCCGAGGTCAGTGTTTCTTATAGCAACCTATCTACTAATCGTGGCCTAGCTACGAGAGAAGATTCTTCTGCTTTTTCTGCCCTTGTAGGCGTACCAGTTGAAGAGGCGCAGGTTTCTCTGGGTATCGACCTTCATGAAGTTGACGGCGATCTTGAAAAGGACTGGTCTGTTTCTTACGCTCGTCCAGTTAAGGTTTTCGGCCAAGACTTAGGCGCAAAAGCACATTTTAAGAGAATTGACTCTTCTCATGGAGATTGGGGTGAGATCGGCCTTGCGCTGACTTACTCTCATGATCTTGCTGATCTGACTGCTACGGTTTGGCGCGAAGTCGAGTCAAACGACGCTCATGGGGTAGAAGTCAAGGTTTCCCGCGATTTCTCTACTCCAGTAGAGAGCCTCGCTGTCGCTCCTTTTGTCGCAGCTAATGTCTCTAACGAATATAGTTCGGTAGAGGCGGGGGTTTCGGCTACGTATGATTTCAGTAACGGTTTTTCCCTGTTTCTCAAGGGAGCCTATAATAACAACGATCTTGATTCCTCTGACGCTTACGCTTTAGACGATGACTGGTCATTTGGTGCAGGGGTTTCTCTCAAGTTCTGAAATAAATCTTAAAAATTAAAATTAAAAGTCCCCCTCAGGGGGGCTTTTTTTGTTTAGGGTGTAAATAAAATAACATGGACCCCGAAAAAACTATAATAAAAGAGTTTCTCAATGGTGGTTGGCTTGTTCCTCTTATCGGGGCAGCAGCAATGTTCGCTCGTTTATTATCTGCCCCTAACGAATTGAGCATCAAACAACAATTTAAAAGAATTTTTACTGCCGCTCTAGCATCTGGGGTGGCGTGGTTTGTCTTAGAGCAAACTGATATTTCTTCTCTAACAAAAGCTATTACTTACGGAATAATTGGGGTAGTAAGCCCCGAAGTAATAAGCGGCTTAGTTAAATTAGCTAAAAAATTTGAGAGAAATCCATTTAAATTCCTTAAAAAATGAAGCCAAAGAATGTTGTCTACTTCATTGCATCTATTGTATTGTGTTTTGTTTTCAGGGGTTTCCAAATCCACAACGAAATGTATCAGATGTTCGCGGAAGGATATGAAGCAAACCAACCAATCTGTGAAATCAAAGAAAAAATTGAAGGTAAGATGGGGATTTTAGAGGGACTTTTTACTCAGCTAGCATCTCTTATTGTCGTGTTGGCTGTGTGTGTTTCTTTCAGAAAACAGTGTCATTAAATTATGGATTTTATAGGTAAAAAAGAAGTAGTCAAAGCCGTTCAGAAGTTTCTCGATGTTACTGCTGACGGAGTAGACGGTCCAGTCACTTGGAACGCTATGCTGGCCAAATTATCCACAAAAGAAACTGTAGTTTCTGGTGGTAGTATATCTGAAAAAATGGTGTCATTGGCCCGTGAAGAGATTGGTGTTTCCGAAGTAGATGGAACTAACTGCGGACCCAAAGTGGACGAATACAAGGCCGCTACGTGGCTTGACGCAGATAAAGGGTGGCCTTGGTGTGCTGCCTTTATCTGTTGGCTTATAAGGGAAGCTATAGAGGGTGAGGATGTAAAATTCTCAAGGCCCGAAACAGCGGGGGCATGGGATTTTGAAAATTGGGCCAAACGACAAGCCTCAAATGGCGTGGGTCTTCGCAAACCCACCAATGAGGACATTAAAGCTGGAGACATTGTGGTTTTCACCTTTTCTCACATTGGTATTGCCATAGCAGACATAGACTCAAGCGGTTACATAAAGACCATCGAAGGCAACACTAATGGGGCGGGGAGTCGAGAGGGCGGTTCTGTGCTAGAAAAAAACAGACATGTTTCTAAGATTCGGAGCAGGATACGAATTCTGTAAATTTTGATTGACTCACGGCGATAAACCCCTATGATTGGCGTATCCATGAAAGAACAACCGATTCAAGTTCGCAAGCAGGATGTCTTAAACTTTGTTTTAGGTAATCTACCCGCCCATCCTATCGAGCAGTGCCTAGATAGCATCTATGAATGTTATGAGCGGTATGAAGCCTTTGATGCATTCATTTATGATTCTCAGTTGAAAGACCGTGCGGTTCAAGAAACCCCCTACATCTCTTTCATGAAAGAGGTAGACAAATTAAGAGCAATCATTTTAAATAAAGAGAAAATAAGCAAAAAAGAGATCCGCAACATGTGTGTTGAGCTGACCGAAATGGCTCCGACGACAGTTAACATCCCGATAAAGCAATCTTTTGTAGAGCCCTCAGGTGAACTAGCTAAACTTTTTGGCGTGGATAAACGAAATTTTGCCGATTTCAAAGGTGACGCTTCTAAAGAAACCCCTGAAGATCGAGCATTGCGCCGTTATGAAGAAGAAAGAAGGCGCTTATTCGGGGAGGAAGAATAAATAACAGTTGAAATATTATACAAAGTGTAGATAATACCAACAACAACTAATTACAATGGACACAATTCTTCAATTATTTCAGAATAACCCTTGGTTTGGCGTAGTAACAGCTTTTATTGCGTTTGCTTCTGCAATCGCCGCAGCTACCCCAACCCCCAGAAAAGGGAGTTTCTTATCAAAGGTTTATGCGGTCATTGACTGGTCAGCTATTAATATTGGTAAGGCCAAAGACAAGGGCTAACCACACGTTAGGTTTTCTAAAAACCCCTGTCCTTTCTGGATGGGGGTTTTTTCTTGCATAAACAACTAACCCCTATATAATAAGCTCATGATGTCAGACAAAGCGCGAGGGCTTTCGGGCTCCAAGCATGTAGCCCACACTCAGAGGCTAATGGATGAATCCACAGAGAGGTATCACCACTCTTGCCTAGCTGCTGGTTTAACGATCAAAAAGGCCACCAAAAAACAAGACATTGGACACATTGATTTCGTAGTAGAAGGTGAAACTGTAGATTTAAAAGGATTAAAAAACTCCACCCGCGAGGGCAAAATCCTCCTAGAGTTCCTTAATGTCCTTGGTAAAACTGGATGGTGTAACGAAAAGGGCACACCTTTGTGGATAGCCTTTGATTTTGGGGCTTTCTTTCTCCATGTGAAAAACATCGACCTCTTTAACCTCGCAAAAGAAAAATGTGATTTGCGGGAAACGGTGAGCCGCGTGGATTCTTGTATGTATAAAGGTTATCGCCGCAAGGGAAGGAAAGATTTGATGTCTATGGTTCTCCTCAAAGATGTTTTGGAAAACTGCGAGCATTGGTTTTTACCTTATGCAAAATGCCAAATACCTATTGAAGAGGTTTAGGTGTAACAGAGGGTATGCCCGCACTTTCACAAAGATACCTCCTAATGGCCCAGAATGGTTATCAGGGAGGTCAATATGTCACTGGCAATAGCACTGATGTTACAGGAGGGTGGTTCGCTATCCAAGCTATCGAAGAGACAACGATAAATGACGGGACCGATTGCAACATTAGCAACATTTCAGGTCTCGCCATCCCCGCAGGAGCTACAATTTATGGTTCTTTTGAGGTTATTAAATGCTCTGGTAAAGCAGTCCTTTATAATGATTAAATTGTCTCATGTTAAACCTAGGGAACAGTTTAGGGTCTCGCTCCATACCCCTTGCATTTAATTGGATCGTTGATCCGCTCGTCCTAAATCCATTTCTTTATTTTGACGGCTCGGAGAACGTAACCACTGCTGGTGGTGCGGTTTCTTCGTGGAGTCAGGTGATCGCTGGCGACAGAACGTTAGGGCAATTGACGGGCGGCTGGCGACCCGACAACGCTTCGGAGAAGTCTATCGACTTTGACGGCACCGAGGAGGACAGGCTTGAATTTGATGTCGCAGTAGCGCAAGCGGGGGTTTTAATTTGTGCTACTAATAATGGCATTTTCGCCTTTGAGGTGGACTCGACTTCCGTTGATGAAATCACCGCATTGGGTTTCGAGACGGGCTACTTTCGAGACCTCGACCTGTTCGCCATGGTGCTGTTGCCGACGACTGTAACAGATACTGAGATCGCAGGGGTCATCACGTATCTTGAGCGCGAGACGGGCGCGACGAGGAATCCAACTGGGGACTTGTCTTACTACTGGTGGTTTCGGACAGACATTTTGACGCCCAAATTTGACGCCCTCGATTTCAGCGGGGTAACTGCTATGGGAGCTTTCCGCTTTTCGGGACTTACATCGTTCCCGTCAGTATCGTGGGATGGCTTAGGCGCGTGGGGGACTACTTATGCGTTTTGGGGCTGCACTGATCTGGTATCTATGGGAACCCCCACGGGGGATACTTCTGGTCCTCAGTATTACAACTCCATGTTCCTGTCGTGCTCATCGCTTACGTCGATGCCTCTTATTGATACATCTAATGCGGTTACTTTTAGTAGCACTTGGAGTAGCTGTTCTTCACTCGCCTCTTTCCCCGCCCTCGATATGTCGAGCGCGACCAATTTTAATC